TTGCTCCAAACCCATTCGCAAAGGGCGCAACAGCAGCTTCAGCAACAGCAGCGGTAGAAGAAGACACAAACGTCTACTATCGTCGTGTTCTTGTTAACAACCTACTCTAATAAGATTCGGGTATACCGAACAATACAACTTAGGAGCGCTTCGGCGCTCCTTTTTTGTTATTCATCAATTTTTATTAGGTTAGGTCCATCAACTTTGAATAAGATTGATTTGGTTCCTTCTGGTCGTTCTCCACACCTAAAATAGTCACGACCCCCATCCACCATAGCTCCACGATGTTCAAAACAATCGTGGCGATACCGACTATGCACGAGCTCACTATCCTCAAAAAGAAATCCATTGAATACTCCTTGAACTGCTTCATAACCATTTGATATCATCCAATCATCTGTTGTAGGGTCTTTAAACATTGCAAAGTAATTTGAACCTTGCGGATGTGCTTCTTCTGTATAGAAAATTGCCGCAGGGAAATTTGCCCATTGTTCTGTTGCTGTTCTTAGGCATGTATCAATCACATACTTTGCTTTGTATTTTTCTTCTAACAGTTGAATCTGTAGATCACCAAATATTCTATTTACAGGTTTCATCTCATAGACCTTTCATCTTCTCAATCAACCACACAGAACCTGCGACTCCGACACCTGCAGTCAACATTGTGACTGCTATTGATCCTGCACCCGGTCCTACATACTTATCAATCATCATAATCAATGGGAGAAACAAGAACCCCATCACAAACCCGCTGAACAACTTCCACTTCATACTCATGCTGCTATTGCCTCTCTAATGTGTTTGCACGACTTACGGAACATGAAGGCATGACAGGTGCAAGAAGAATGCTTGTCACCAATCGTCACTTTGTATATATCACCTTTAGAACCCTTTACGTCAACCGTCTTAAATTTAGGAGTTGACACAGAATGGGTATATGCTATATAATCAATCTCAACAATGTTTGCTGCATCTATGATACGAAAGTCATATTTGCCTGAACCTGTGCGAATGGTCATCGATGGATAATCAACCCACTTAGGAGTTTCAATCTGTGTGCCTTCAACAAAGTAATATTCTGCAATGTGAAATCCATACAATTCACGCTTTGCATACTTTGTATCTCTTACTTTGACTTTCATCATTTGTTCCTTATTCAAATCTACATATGTTATTATATACAGAAAAACAATAATGTCAACCAGTAAAAAATCGCTTGACATTTTTTTAAAAAAAGCGTATAATGAATTTGTATGAAACAAAGAGGAAAATGATCATGTCTTATTCTGCAATCGTTCACTCCTTCGCACAAAAATATAAAAAAATCGCCTTCAAAGGAATCCCTGATAAAAAGATCAATGCAAACTATTATTGGATCAAACACAAACTAAATGTTCTCGAAATGAACAAACTTTTGCAACTCGTTTCTTTTGATGACAAATTTGCTCTTCTTAAAGCAATCGATGTTGCAGATAAAAAGGTGACATATTGGGAACGCCACAAAAACTTTAAATTTGAGGATGCAATGAAAGTCTACTCTGCCGCAAAAAAGATTAAAAGAATTGGTTGACACTTTTATTAAAATATCGTATATTTAATTATAGAATGAATTAAAGGGAAAAAATATGAACCGCAAATTTGAAATCGTTGCTTCTAAGACCTACGCAACCCAACAGAACGCCGACAAGGCAGTTGCTAAAGTTGGGTTTTCTGATCTTCGTCACTTTATGATGCTGACTGAAGAAGGTCGCTTTTATCCAGTGTTCGTTGGTCAAGAAGCAGTGCAACGTGGTGTTCAGTTTCACTTCAATGTTGTCGGTTGACATTATTCTAGAAATACGCTATATTTAATATATGATCAAATGTGGGAGATTGATATGCGTCTGAGCAAAATTGAGCGTGATGGTGAATGGTTCAAAATTACTCTTTCTCAAGATGGTATTGAACCAGAAGTTATCTTTACCGGCAATCTTGAGTATGCCCTTGATTTGGCAAACGAGTGGGAGAACGCATAATGTTTTGGATTGATCATATCGAAGAAGATCGCTTTTCTGTTTGGTTTGGTCCTGATTGGGTTCAGGACTTTGATGATCTTGATTCTGCTAAAATCTTTATAAAGCAGATGAAAGAAAACGGTTGACATTATTCTTTTAATGTCATACTATAACAATGTTGTCACTTGACACATAAATAAATTTTATCATGGAGAACTAAAAATGACTGATACTACAACTTATAAGACTCAGGCACAGCGTGTATTGGAAGCATTGAAGACAGGTCAGGAATTGACTGCTAAGCAGATTTCTGCTCGGTTTAAGGTTGCGTCTCCTTCAAAGGTTGTGAGCACCTTGCGCTTCTCTGGGTATCCTATCTATCTTAACGAGCACAAGGATACTAAGGGTCGTGTAACCAACAAGTATCGCTTGGGCAATGCATCCCGTAAGATCATCGCTGCAGGATACAAAGCCCTTGCTGCAGGAATGTAAGTAAGTCACTCATACGTGAATAACGAGGAGGGGCTTTACGGCTCCTCCTTTTTTATTGGACCAGTAGTTCAGCGGTAGAACAAGGGACTCTTAATCCCTGTGTCATAGGTTCAAATCCTATCTGGTTCACCAAAGGACCCATAGCACAATGGTTAGTGCAATCGACTTTTAATCGATTGATCCGAGTTCGACTCTCGGTGGGTTCACCAATTTCCTTTGATAAATAATCAAAAGGAGTCATTAATGGCAACAGTAGACATCATCAATGGTATCTTGGAAAACCAACCAAGCAACCTAAATTTCTTGTCACCTCTAGGTTTTCGTTTCACTCTGAGACGTTCTCCTACTGTGAATTTTTTTGCGACAGATGCAAACATCCCATCATTTGAACTAGGATTTGCTACCGTTCCTTCGCCTTTCTCTAATATTTATATTCCTGGTGACAAACCTATGTGGGGTAGTTTTAGATTGACCTTTAAAGTCGATGAGGACTTTGTTAATTATCTTGAAATCTATAACTGGATGGTCAAGTTAGGTTTCCCAAATAACTTTGGACAATACGCAGCACTTGCTTCTGCTGCTCCTGGAACAGGACAGGGTGTAGTATCAGACGGAACATTGACAATCCTCAATAGTTCTATGCGTCCTAATGTAGAAGTAATTTTCCGTGATCTGTTTCCTGTGAGTATTTCTGATACAAACTTCACAACAACAGACACCAATGTTGACTATGTAACAGCAACAGTAGAATTTAAATATACATATCTGACCTTTAATAAACTCTGACCTTTATATAGGATTATATTATGAAATTGGATGAGATCCATGACATGTGGGCAAAGGATAATGAAGTATCCATTGCACAATTTGACCAGTCAATTAATGCTGTGCCTTTGCTACACGCTAAGTATCTTCGTATCATGTCTACAGAAAAGATGACTCTTCGTAAGATGGAAGAGGATCGCCGTGAGTTAGTGAAACTAAAGCATGATTGGTTTCGTGGAACCTTGTCATCTGATGACTTGAAAGAACACGGATGGGAACCAAATCGTCTCAGCATTCTCAAGTCAGACATTCCTATGCACATGGACGCAGACAAAGACATCATCAACCTCAATCTTAAAATCGCTGTTCAGCAAGAAAAGGTTGACGTTCTAGAGCAGATTATTCGACACATAAGTAATAGAGGATATCTATTAAGCACAATGCTGTCTTGGGAGAAGTTCAAGGTTGGCGGATAAACTCTATATTACAAAAGTTAGTGAAGTATATTTAAGAATAGAAACAGAGTCATCTGTAAAGCAAGAACTTGCGGATTATTTTACTTTCCTTGTTCCTGGCGCATCTTTCATCCCAGCAGTAAGAAACAAGTATTGGGATGGCAAGATACGTCTTTATAATTTCTTGACAGGATTAATCTACTGCGGATTGATCAGACAGATATACCGCTTTGCAGAACGCAAGGGATATGAGATAGAATTATTATCTGACAACATCATGCCAGATCAGGATAGACAACCATTTAATATTGATCTGACTTTACTTCCTCGTGACTATCAGGTGATGGCATATGAGTATGGTGTGAAGAATGATCGTGCTGTCTTTGTGTCACCAACAGCATCTGGCAAGTCGCTAATCATCTTCATGCTCACACAATACCATCTCATGCATGACAGAAAGGTCCTTATCATTGTTCCGACAACATCTCTTGTCTTTCAGATGAAAACTGACTTCGAGAAATACGCTACAGAATCTCTAGACATTCACTGCATATCAGATGGTGCAAAGAAAGAATCACAGTCGCCTATTATCGTCTCAACATGGCAGTCAATCTACAACATGCCGAAAGCATGGTATCAACAGTTTGATGTGATAGTAGGAGATGAAGCACACCAATACAAAGCAAAGTCGCTTACGACTATCATGGAACGTGCCGCAAATACAAAGTTTCGCTATGGGTTTACGGGAACACTTGACGGCACACTGACAAACAAGATGGTTCTCGAAGGACTGTTTGGTCCTGTGAAGAAGGTGACTACAACAACAGAGCTGATGGATCGCAATGAAGTAGCACAACTCACAATCAAATGTCTTGCGCTTAAATATCCAGCAGAAGTTTGTAAACTCGTATCTAAATATACATATCAAGAAGAAGTAGAATACCTCGTATTGAATGAGAAAAGAAATAATTTCATCGTTAACTTA